TGGAGGGGATGGTGGAGCGAGTGGCTGTGGGGGGTGGGGTGAGGGGGGGTAGGGTAGTCGAGGGGGGGGCGGTGGGATGTTGTTGTTTTCAAGCAGAAGACGGCATACGAGATTGGTCAGTGACTGGAGTTCAGACGTGTGCTCTTCCGATCTCCAACCAACTTTTGGCGTCTTTCAAAAGTTTTTCAGCTTTATCTAGCTGATTTCGCAATTCTAATTCTGTCATTTTGTGTCCTTTCAGGCACCACATCATCTATAACTAACATAATGCCTGAAAGAATGTTTGTCAAGGCTTAAACCTTAATTATTTTGTCCGGAGTCTTAAAATCCTTTTTACGCATGATAGTTTTAGCGATCACATCAAATTCTTTGTTCTTTTCATCATACTCGACTGCAATAGGCATATTCAAATCGGATGATATATCCTTGATCACGGCTTCCAAATCTTTCATCTGTTTGACTTTGGTGCCTTTGTTCTTGTATATTTTCATGATCATTACGGCGAGTTCTTTTGGATCGATAAGAGGTCTGTTTCTCTTATCGTTAAGTCTCTCACCAAAATGTTTTGTGAAGTTGAAGTCTATATCATATTTGTCAAACAACTTATCAACATAGGCTTCAAATTTTTTTAGTTGTTCCCGCGTAAATTCTACGCGGGATTTATGTTCGTTAAACGATAGCATTAGTAGCCTAATCTCTCTTTAGCTAGGATGTAATCCTTGATCTTAGGTGATCTTAGAATATCATCTGGTGTAAATGTCACGTTTTCCATATCATCAGTTTGTGATAGAATCTCCATGAATTTACCCATACCAGACACGTCATAAGGACCTCTTAGGTCGGTTTGTCTAGTATCTCCTGCAAAAATGATTCTGCTATCAACACCTTGACGTGTATATATGGTGTCCAATTCGTGTAGATTCATATTCTGACATTCATCAACTACAATTATGCAGTCATCAAATGTGAGTCCTCTCAAGTGTCCTGTGGTTCTAAAACTGACCGTTTGCTTTTTGGTCAATACGTCCCATGCATCTCCTCTATCAAAAATCCTATTGAAAATATTAGGATAAGCTTCCTCGAAAGGAGAATCTTTTTCCTTTTGACCGCCTGGAAGGAAACCTTGCTTACGTCCTTCAACTGCCGATCTTAACAATATCAATTTGTTGTAAGGTGTGTCTGGATTCATAACTTCCTTCATACCTAGATGAATGGCGGAAAATGTTTTACCGCCGCCTGCCGTTCCAGAAAGAATTAGATCGTAACCTTCATTCCACGCTTCTAGTGCATCCTGTTGCGCTTCATTTTGTGGTCTGACATTGCTTGAGACGTAAAAATTCTTGTGATTGAATTTGCCATTCATTTGAATGATGCCGTCTTGGCGCAATTTTCTTCTTTCTTTTTTGGACAATTGACTCATATGTTTACCTCAGTAAGTTTGTCTATTTGTCGTCTTTACTCCAGGTGCTCCAAGCCTCTCATGCATATTATCGATTAATTCACGGTGACCCATACCTGGTTTGGTTATACCTAGACGCACAGAATCGCCTATGGAGGGTAACGACAATTGTTGTTTAATGTTTGGGTTTTGTTGCAGAAACTCATCACGCTCTGCTATACTCATGAGTTTGGAAAATTCCTCCTCAGAGTCTTTATCGATGAAGTTATAGTAAGGCATAAAAAAATACTCCTGTGCTTTCATATCACAGAAGTATTTATACGATTTGAGTTTGTCTGTCGTTAGTGTCAGCTTGTTCTATAATCTGAGTTGTAATATCCTATACCTAAGGATATACCCAAAACAATTAGAATTCTTAACAGTATGAAAAGAAATACCGTTGAAGTAAATATTATGGGTACAACAACAAAAAATAGCAATAGTGTAATTGAAAATAACATTGCGCCTAACACAAACACCACTTCAAAGGGGTTAGCCACGTCGGGGTTTTCGTACAGCCATTTAAAATAATTCATCATAGTACTCCTTTATTGAAACATATACCAGATATTTTCCCAATCGAAAACTCTAGAAACACCACTTCGTCTTTCTACATTTTGGTTGTATGGATGATCCATTAACAATGATTGTAGTCCCATATCTGCTCCTAAGACGGCGTTATCGTAACTGTCTTCTACCCATACACAACCAGTGTCGCGATACTCCTCCAACGCTCCACGCTTGTCTCCGCCCAACGGAAGACAGGTTAGAGTCTCAAACGTTCCTTTACCGAAGACGGTCTCCAGGTTTGTCATTCTATTATTATGCGAAATGATTTGATCACTCATAGAGGTGATGGCGTGAAATGAAACACCTCTCTCCTCACGCAATTTCCGCACAAACTTTACAGAATCGCGGAAAGGTGTCAATACACCTGCGGAATTACTTTCATTGAAGATTTGAACAAGGTCGCGCATTTTACCCTTTTCTTGATCATATCTTTTAGACAGATTGTATTCATGTGCGATTATGGTCTTGAGACCGTGATGCTTTCGCACCCATCTATCAAAACCGTATTCCCAGTCGAAAAGAACGCCATCAACGTCCGTTAGTATTAGTTTTTTGCTCCAATCCAATGTCACTTACCTCATTTTGTTCTAATGTTCTTATAATAGCTAATAACCATGCTCTAGACGGTTTAGTAGAGTGTCCTGTTGTCGCTTTTTGTTCGCCGTTGTTTGTTGATGGAAAAACATGACAGTATTCGGGTGCCAGATTATACCAATATCCGGGAACCATAGCATCGTGAATTAGAGCCGCCGAATTTAGGCAGCCGTGCGTAGCCTTTACAACATTACCCCATTGGTAAGGCATAAGTTCATGCACGTCTTCCCATTCTATTTTATCGCCAGAGACAATCTTTCTCTGTAATTCTTTCCAATCACACATTAGCTTTCAGTAGTGCTACTGTGAGCATCATTTTATCGTGCGCTTCTTTCACTTTAGCGTAATCATCCGCTGTAGGCGCTGTACCCACAGATACGATAGTGATACCATCAATCTTACTTACCTTATCAGCAAAAGGTTTCATGGCCTTCTCGGCATTCTCACACATTTCCAGGAGCCGATTACGCAACTCTGTCAATTTCTCCAGAATCTCTTGTTCTTGTGCAGCGTTCATAGTATTTCCTTTACTTTTGAGTGTTGATATATTCGTTAATGGCAAGCCGCGCTTGCCCCCGTTTGAAGGCGAATTTTTCACCTGATGTTGAAGGCATGATACCCACAATGGAGTCAACTACCGCATCGATATTATCGTCAGAATCGGATAGTCCGACTTCATTCAAATATGTTTGAATTGCAAACCGTGAAACACCTTTCGAATAGGCGTTCGATTCATCTTTCATCGAAATTACCACGCCGTCCAGTGAGCAGGCAATCACATCGATTATTTGTTCGTTTGTCATTTGTAAACTTTCTGTCTGTTACAACACCAATATAGTGTTACTTTAAAGTGTTGTCAACCTCACATGCACCAATAAGTTTCATAGGCGGGAGAGCAGTGGATGGGTGTATTCACCTTTTCCTGATATTCTTTACCGCTCATCAAATTTACACGGGTGACCATTTTCTCCACATTTTCGTAGAAGTTGTTGGCGTCTGTGATACCCAATTCATTGACAGTATAGTTGTCCTCTTTTGAGATTCGGGTGCGTTTCATTTTTGCGCCACGCTCCGTTTTGGATTCTCCGACAATTACTGTGTCACTTTTACGATATACAATCCAAGTCATTTTCGTTCCTTATAATAAAAGTTCGGATACAGATTACTCCATACCCGAACCATTGTCAACCATCATTTGTAGTAGCTATCGCGTTCACTCATTTTACGCCGCCGAGCCTTTTGCACTCTACGTTTACCAACGTTTTCGCGCTTTTTGTCCTTTTTCCTATAATCGGATTCACGATCCTGATATTCTCCGTCATCATATGACTCTTCAACCCAATCTCGGAAATTCTTCTTTCTAGACATAGTACTCTCTTTTAAATGATATCGCCATAGGCTTTGTTGATTGTATTCACCGTGATGCCTTTAATAGGCTCTTGGGTGATACAGTTAATGAAAACTTTAGCATCATGTGGATGCACAGATTCCAAAATCTGAATAAACAGGTTTTCGCGTTTGTCCTGTTTTAGATTGTCTCCACCCCAACCTTCGAAGAAATACTTCAATTTTCGCGCTTCACGATAGAAGCCGCCAAAATCTCCCATATCATCACTTGGCTTATAAGGCGGAGCCTCATTAGGAATGTTCGGCACCATCTTAGCGGTGTCATAGATGCAAATCAAGACGTTAATCAACTGTTTCGATTTGTATTTCTGTAATAGAGCAATCTTTTCCTTTTTGGTCTTAGCATTAGAGACCATTTCAAGAATTTCGGCAATAGATGTAGTCATAGTTTATACCTCAAAAGTCTGATATTTGTCCGTACAATGTGGACAGTCTGTTGTTAATCAAATATTTATGCAACTGAGAACGGTCCTTAGTATTCTCTTTGTAGTATGCATCCAACACTTGATCTTTAATACTCTGAGGAATCAAACTCAAATCGATAAGTTTTTTGTTGCGGTTGTACCGCTCTTGTTCCTCTTCTGTGAATTGTCCTTGCATCCAGCCCTCAAGACGCTTCTTGGTGACTGGCTTCTGTCTAATCTTCATAACAATAAAATCATCACCGGATAGAATGTTGGGAATGCCGTCACTTCTATCACCTTTGATAATATGTTCTGTCAAATATCGATTAGGCTCATTCTCTTCCAACCAACGTTTTCTTGGATTATCCCATTGTTTGACGTTTGCATAAGTGTGAAGTTGTTTAAAATCCTTGTCACCCGAAAGAATCAAAATCTGTTCGGTATTTTTGGTACTTAATACTCGACCTTTTTCATGCACAATAGTTCCGATAATATCATCAGCCTCAGCATTAGGTATGCGAATAACCTTGTATGGGAAGTATTCCTCCAACTCCTCACGTATGGTAGCAATGCTTTCGAATATCGCGCTCCAATTTATCTCAGAAGACTTCTGGGCGTCTTTCCTCAATTGTTTGTAATAGGGAAATTCATCGCGTCTCCAATAATTCTTATCGTCCGCACAAATGATCAAGTCACCGTATTTGGCACGATGTTTGGAGTTTGCGGCACGTATAGTATTCAGAGTCATATGACGAATCATATCCTCCGATATCTCTATATTCTTGTGGTTGCCTATACCTGCCATCATAGCGGCAATGACAACCTGATTATAATCCATCAATATCAACGTGATTTCTCCATAGTCTTGGTCAACTCAAAAATGGCATTGTAGACTTTGGAAATTTCGAAAGGTGAATCAGCACCCAATTCATAACCCATTAGACGTAGACCATCCAACACATCATCAACCATATACTGTGCATTGCGCTTATCCGCCGAAAGGTTTTCCTTCGACTTGAATTCGATTACATTATCACTCATTTGAATATCCTTAGAATCAGAGTATCTTTGTTAACTCGGCCGTTTGAGTTGCCTGGTTTAGTTTTCAGTTCATTTAACAGTTTAGCACATCTTAGCTTAGTTGTCTTCATAAAAGGCTGTATAAACTCTTCCGGTTTACGGATTTTTTTGGTGAGACAGTTTTCAATGTCAACGTTTTGTATTGTGGTACCCTTCACCTCAAAGCCGGTCTTCTTATTAGTTTCCAGCTTAGTGAGGTTTCTAGTTTTAGCGTTGAATAGATAGACTGTCGATGCTCCAATAATTTTTGTGGGATCAACAGATGTAACCTTCAAATCAGGATCAGTCTTTTTATATTTCAAGGAAGATACCTGAGTTCCCGCAGATTTGACCTTTTTCACTCTTGTTTTTCGGGTGGCTTTTTTGGATATCATGTAGGATTCAGCATCATCTACCATCTTTTTCACGAATAACATATAACGCTTACGACCATGTACACCCAACCAAGAATAGGCTTCAATCAAATCAGGAGATTTTTTGTCGCACAACTCTTTCAATTCCTCATATAGAGGTTCATAGTAATCGTGTACCGCCTTTGCGGTGTTGTAAGCGGCATCGATAATGGTCAATTCATCATATACAGACCATTTCATGTGTTCTTTGTGATTTTTGTGGTTATATTCATCTAGAATACCTTCGATTTCTCCTAGAAAATCGGATGTTTTCTCCTTGAGAATTTCGGCAGGCGAACGTCTTGTCACCTCTTTGGTGCCTGATTTGCGACTCTTTAGAATCATATCACCGCGTCTTATCTGGTATTCAATCTCACGCTTAATCAATTCTAAATCGTTATCGCGCAATGTGTAACCATTTTTGTTCATCTTGCAGAGTGAACCGGCAGTCATAGAAAAACTATTATGGCTTGCCGCCTTGAAAGATTTTTGACGTTTAGGTCCATAACCCTTTCTTTGACGTTTCATCCATGCTAGAGCCCATTTGGTGGAATCTTTTAGATTATTGAAATAGCCGTAATGCCTAAGAGTGTCGAGTGCAGCGACCTTGACGTTTTTAACATCAGACCAATCTGTGGTTTCCATTCCCACATGCTTTTCCTCGACCATCTTAGGCGTTTTTCTTACTACTGTTTTCTTAGCCATCTTCCATACCAATATTTTTTACATTACGTTATATACAGGCCTTTTGTAGCAAAGTCAAACGGATAGTTGATTTAACAATGCCTTCCAAGAAGGTACAACGTTTCTAACATCATATTTAGTGTTGGAGATATTTGCGATAAGTGATTGCACCTCTTTAAGAGATTTATTACCTTCCAACTCCGCATTGATAGCGTTGAACATGACGTTGTATAGTGCGCCAGCATGAGTATTCAAATCTTCACAGTAGTTATACATTGAAGTCAAACCCAAAGATGTTTCCGGCAATGCACCTAGTGAAGAGTGTACACAGTTGAGCCCAAATGTCATAGATTCAATCAATGTCAAACAGGACGTTTCCTGCCAAGTGCTAGGATAACAAAGTATATGCTGTTCTTTCAACACTTCACGTATGGTCTCGTTTGAAACGCTTTTGTGATAATTGATGCCTGGATGTTTCTCGCATAGATCAAACAGTGGTTTATATTGTTCATCTCTTTGAGGCCAACCATAAAGATCAAATGACGAATAAACATTGAATTCGATTCTGGAGCCAAAATGTTTGTATAGCAGATCAAAAACATGGTAAGCCACATTCAAACCTCGGTGAGGAGTGCTGAAATAGATGATGCGCACCTTGTCCTCACCAGACTTCTTTACATAGTCTGGAGCAGCTTCCACGCAGTTCGGAATGACTACTCCTGCATTATATGGTACGTTTAGAATCTCTTTATACATAGCTTGCTGCCAGTGTGATACAAATACCAGTTTGTGGAATTTGGTCCAACCATCATTAGCCAGGTGAGCCACCTCTGGATCACCCGCTAGGTCGTGCAGCCAATATATTGATTTTTTGTCATCCGCCAATTCTCGAACACGTGATGATATCAGTTGAAAACCATCAAAATCCACATGACTGCGGATTCTCTTTTCCATGAGTTCTGTTCCACCCATGGCGTTCTTATTCAATTCATTTATTTCCATTATTCAATCTCTATAGGCTTAAACATTCTCACTTCGGAGGCAGAATTCACCGGTGAATAGGTGATAGCACGGGCCATTGTAGAGTAGACCGTGACAGGTTTGGTGCGTTTGTGTCGCCCAGAACCCAATTTAGGTTGGTAAGGATTACCATTCTCATCCAACGGTACGTATCCAATAATAGGATGAGCATTCCAAACCGATTCAGCTTTCACATCTCTCATAGTGTGAACTTCTCGCCGTCAACAGTTTTCAGTGAATCCCACCGAAATGAGCGCCAACCTTTAGCTTCAAAATCATATACGGTTTTCACATCTTCATTTACCTTTTTCACCGTTGTTGTTTTAGCTGGGTCAAGAGGTGGTAAATGACTCTCATGCAAAGTAGCTTTCATCAATCGAAGTGATCCATCAGCCTTAGTGAATTCTATATCACAGACCTTTTCTCTAAGTCTGGCTTTTAGTTCATCCTTTCCCATAATTTTCTCCTTCATCTGTCAATATAACGGATACAGATTTGAATTTACTGTTATTTACAAACCAATCCATAAGATCATCAGTCAATTCATCTAACTCCAAACGATCTATGAAATTAGTGAATTCCACTCGCAATTTACGTTTATCGCTCATCAAACACACCCCACTTATTTTTGGTGAATTCGTTAAACTTATCATAGCCGCCTATATGCTCACCGTTATATTGTATTTGCGGTATAGTTTTAGCATCTGGAAAAAGCTTACGAAAACTCTTTTGATTTTCCACCAAAGCCACATCAAAGTATTCGAAGGTCGCATCACACTTTTGTGCGAGTTTTACGGCCTTCTTACACCAATTGCAGTTATCACCACCATAGATAGTGATCATTAGGCTTTACGCTCAGCCGGCTTTGTTTTGAAGTATTGTGAAACTGGAACCCGAATGAAAAGACGGTTGGTCTCCTCTTTGTTAGGATTCTCAATTGTGATGTAAGCTTTCTTACCTTCCGCAGCTTTCTTTTGAAGAATCAGCATACGCTCGGCGCTTGCTTTGAATTCTTTGCGTACAGCACGTTTTGTGCTGTTGGATACCACAGAGTGCTTTCCGCTGGAAAAGTACTGTGGTCGATTGTTTTTTACTCTAGCCATTATATGGTCCTCATTATGTAATTAGGTGATCAAGACTGTGAATAAGTCTTGGTGTTAATGCCGTGTATCTCTCGGGATTTGGATACCGGGATTTCACATTATACGGAATACTATTCTGTTGATCAATAGTCTTTTTGAAATTGAAAACGGACTCCGATAACATTATTTGCGCTCTAGGAAGCTGAAACGGATATAGACTACCGCCGGCATCCACTAGTGTGTATACGAATAGATATTCATCATCTTCATACAGTTCCGTCTCACTCTCGAAATATTCCTTGAAAGATTTTTCAGGATGTCCAATACGCCAAGTATCCAACTGAGTGAAATGCATTTTGCGCATGATAGATAACACGCCATTTTCGTTTCTTTCTACCAGTTTTTTCATGAGACTGATATCTGGTGGAGTGTAGGCCAAGGCTGGTGTTGCCATAAGTGATCCTAACAAAAATGAATTGAATGTGCGTCTATTGATCATTATATAGTCCTCATTGTTTATTTGATTGATATTACACCCTTATTTTGATGCTGTCAATCCTTTAAATCACCACAATGGTAATCATGTATCACATCCTTTCTCACTCGCCAGTAAATCCAGGCCTTCATAGAATGATCGGCTGGATCAACCTTTAGTCCTATTAGAGACAGAGGAAGATTTAGAATCAGAGAGAGATAGTAAAACATAGTATCAATCACATACGTCATGTTGTACCTGTCTTTCTTTTTCCAGCAATAATTTCTGGCAGAAAAGGTTTGGTTGCTATAACCACCTAGTATTACGTTAAATAAAACGGATAGTGCTATACCTATCCTCGCAAAATACATACCCAAACACAGTATGGTGTTGTGCATTACTCTTCTTTTAATTCTCCGTATGTTTTAACAAGCGCAAGTATATCTGCATTGCTCATGAGTGTGAATGTGGAATCTGGCTCCTCTGGATGTCCTAGAGCGCCTACATAGCGCCACTCGTTAATCTTATCTGCACTGAAAAATACCAAGTAAGACCCAGGTGTAGTTTTATTGACAATGGTTTGATGTAATCTAAAAGAGTAGCCCGCCTCTAACATATCGGCTCCAATGGCTACAGTGCCCATTGAATACATATCTCCAAACTGTTGAGGTGTTTCATCACCATTCATTTGGCGACGATATACATTGTGTAGGCCTACAATGGCACCGTTTTCCATCTCAAAATCATCTGATATAAGAAGTATGTAGGCACACATAGACATGCACTGATTACCCGCTTCTACTTCAAATGTGACATTGTTGAACAATCTAAACATCTTGGATGCGGCTAAGGAAGCTTGATTTCCGCCTCCACTTGATAGAGATACTTTGATATTGACGTCACCTGCATTTGTGTCATGTATTGCTGTATTTAGGTCGAGAAATGCTAGTGGTGTCATTTGACCTGTTAGTTTATACTCAGTGACGCTTATTCGTTCAATCTTATGCGTCTCTTTATCTACTACGGTTTCAGCTACAATTGGTGTTGCAAATACCAATGCTATGGAAGTTGCAAGTGCGGCTAGCGTCTTTATCATTTTTACTCTCCTTTCGAATCATCTACACTTCTATTTATACGTGTTAAATTATAGACAAAATCATAGACCGCCTGTCCTTTAAAATCCCAACGTATTTTGCCTGCATTCTCAACCAAAAACGCAAATGCAAAAACGAAAGGCATTAGAGGCCAAAAGAATCCTAAACAAATAAACATGGATGTGTGATCTGCAACCCTGCTCTTGTTATCTTCGAACAGCGATTCTGTGAGTGCGACCAGCACCACCATGAAATAATAGCCGAATATGCCCCATAGCGCGACAAATAATAGAAAATACAATATACTCATATTAAGTCTCCTTTACCTCATACACTCCTGACATGATTTGATCCATGGTGAGTGATTCTCTCACATCATCCAGTGTT